TGTTGTATATGTTACAACAATTTCATGTGACGGATGCAGCCAGCCAGGGATTAATGCCCCGTCTTGGAGCAGTTTACCTAAGATGGTTCACGTGGTTATCGTTACGCGTGGAAGAAATCCTCTTAGTAGCCTGTGAAGCTTTGGTTTCGCTGGCCGAGATTATACTAATATGGTCCGAAAGTTTTCAACACAGGCTACGAGCTATGGATGAAGACATTCTGGCCATATCGGTGTTAGTATTTGTGGTAGCCCTGGTAGCCTTGGTGCCACTTATGTTTCGTGCCCTAACTAATATAGTGGGGCGTATTTTACGCTGGTGTTGTACCCCTAGCATGATTCCGACTGCTGTATCCAGTCTTGATCCGGATAGTGCTTTTGTTGAGTCCGTCGTGCGAAAGGCCGACGGGAGTAAGTTGTATAACATACGGTGTGGAAGTAAACTTCTTCAGGTGCCCGAAATTCCGAAGGACTCAATCATCGAGCTTGAAATGGCTATGCCAGGAAGCTCGTTGAATGAAAGTGCCTATAAGCCCGGGATTTTTGCTATAGTTGTTTATAGTGATGTAGGTGTCATTGAACTCGTGGGTATGGGGGTGCGTGTTAAAGATTACTTGGTAACCGCCGCCCACGTCGCAAATGTCATCTTTTCGGGAACGAGACAGCCGGCGATCGTGCCGTTTAAGCACGGTGTTAAGGTCGTACTCAACAACAAGAAGATCAAGGATTTGACCGTTGAAGAGTTCGACCCTGACCTCTCCGTTGATTTTGGATGTTTGGATGTGTTTGCAGTTCAGAAGAGCGCAGACTTTTGGACGTCAGTTGGCATTGTACAAGTGCCTACTAACAGACCATCCTTATATGACCAGCAGGTGAGTACGGTTGGCTTGGATAACTGCGTGTTGGTAAGTGCAGTCGGTAAGACGCTTCGTGGTAGTGGTCGCCAAATTCTATGGCACACAGCGAGTACCAACAAGGGCTTTTCCGGAGGACCTCTTTTTAGTGGCTCCAGTATGGTGGGGCTTCATTATGCGGCGCAAGGCGACCGAAATGAAGCCGTGCGTATTGAAGCTATTTTGAAGAGGTTGAAATTCTCCGAGGAACTGAGTTCGGACCTTGTCTTATCAGAGCGTGAAGGTGTAGCCTGGTATCATGGTAAGGAAGGTACGATAGAATACGATGACGGCGACCATGTTTTCGTTGGACGCGATGGTTTGGTGGTCTATCTCGATGAAGATTACTACCAATCCAAGTTGCACGCCTACGATGATAGAGAGAATCCCGATTGGGAAGCCGGTTATGATGATGAGGAGTTCGTTGAAATGCCAACTTTTGAGGAAGATCCGTATGGAGACGACCCTTATTTTGATGACCGTGGGAGGAAAACAACTCGTAATAAGGAGTTGGCTAAACTTTCTAAGAAGAAGCCAAAGCTTAATATGGAGAATGCCCCTCCCGGCGTCGTTGTTCGTTTGGGGTTGAATCCAAACATTTTCGAACAGATTGAGAGCAAGGCTGCGGTTTTTACCGGAGCCTATCCCCCAGTACAGAAAATTTCAGTCGAAATGATTGAAGCTTTTGGAGAGGAGATAGTCAAACGAGGATTTGTTCCCGATACATACGGTGAGCCAAAAATAACCAAGTCAGCTGAGGAGTTGTCCTTGGTGAAACATTTGGCTATGTTCGAAGATAGGGTGAATTCAATAGTTGACGCCCCTACGGAAAAGGAGGTCTTGCGTGTCGTGAGTTTGGCGGAGCAGATGCTTCGCCATAATAAATTCATGCCAGAGCCAGATTATAATACGCGGGATGGTATCCGGCGTATTATAGAGTCAACATTAGTTAAAGGCAGTAAGAGTGCTGGGCACCCGTATGGTGCTGATGGTATGCCTACCAACGGAGACGTTCTGCGAAATGTAGGAGTTGACGGTTTGATAGACATAGTAGTTAGGGAGTGGGACGCTCCTTTTGATCTCAAGGTCTTCCTTAAGGGTGAACCCCATAAGAAGAAGAAAATTGATGATTGTATGCTACGAATCATCACGGCATTTCCCTTGCACAAAATGGTTAAACATCAGACGATATTTGAGAAATTGACTTCGGTGTCTGTATCAAATTGGCGCAAGAGTCCAGTTGCTTTCTTTAGTCCCCAAGTTCCAGGGGACGTAGAAAGCATATGGGGGCGGATGAAAGGACGTGTTTTAGAAACAGATAAATCTAACTGGGACTTCAACATGTTCGAGTACGTCTTTGATATCCTCAAGCAGATTATCATCAAGCTTGCGGTGAAGCATCCCGATATGTCAGACGAAATGTTTGATATATATCTTAGTGATGTGTCGAAGGCGATCGATGAGGTGTGCTACGATTCCGTCTACAGATGTTCCAATGGTCACTGCTACCGTCTTAACGGTGGTGGTATCATGAAGAGCGGCTGGGTACTTACATATTTAGCTAACTCAATTTCACAGTTAATTTTGCATTTACTAGTTTCCATAAGAATGGGACTGACGGACACGGAGATCCTCTCCGCAGATTATGAATTCATCTGTGGAGGGGATGATGTGTTGCAGACTGTTCCTGACGTTTTTGATGTGGAACGTTGTATATATGAGTATTCTAGGTTAGGTATTAAGATAACTGGGCATAAGCTCCACGAATCCGTGGGGGGTGCCGAGTTTTTCTCAACTGAGCTAAGCATAGGTGGCACTGATCGTGATCCATATTACCTGAAGTGCTATGATGGGATTGTCAGGTACATTCCTGTTAGATTCACAAAGCATATTTATAATTTAAGGACGACGCGCCCTGAAGATTTAGGTGCTGCTTTGGTATCCCATATGATGAACTACTGCTGGGACACGGCCAAATACAAGGTTTTTGAGCGTATGTTCCATTGGTTGATGGAGTGTCATCCAGATCTGGTTGATATTTCATTGCTCAAATCTAATTCTTATTGGAGATATAAGTCTAAAGGATACGAATGTTTCTTTTAGGCTTGTATCGCCCCACATTAGGTAGGTTAGGTAGGGTAAAACGAAGTAAATTTAAAATCCAAAACGGATTTTACACGAAACTACTGCGGACTTTATTATTCCGACGGTAGAATTCAATCTAGTACTGCAAAAGGAACTAGATTACCAGTAGACGAGTTAGATTTAGCTTGTCTTAATCACGATACATCGTACGCTTTAAGTGACGGTGATCAACAGCTTCAGATTGAAGCTGATAATATCTTTTTCGATCAAGTTTTCGGGAAAGACATCACATCTTCTGCTTACGCGGTTGCTGTTAAATACGGTAACCAGTCAATCAGAAAGACGGCTTTTTGGGCATTAGGTGCTTACGGAGCTATTACGGGTTATAGCTTGCAGTCATATTTGAATAGCAAGTATCCAAAAGCGACCAAAACTTCTGAGAAAATTTTAGCCGCTCCCAATACAACTTACCAGCCTCGATTTAGGAGTGATATCGACACAACTAATTCGGTGCAACCGCAGATTTCAAAGCAACAGGTTAATCCAGTTCGAGAAATCTCTGATACTAATTCTATACCAAGTTTTCCGTGGAATCCTTATTCCACTGACACTTTGAGAATTAAAAATAAACGGCGTAGAAAACCTACTTATTGTCCTAATTGTTAATATTTCAATATGGCTAAGAAGTCTAAGCGCTCTGGGAACAAGCCTAAGAAGCCTGTTCCTAAAAAGAAATCGATGTCAAAACCGCAGAGGCAACCAAGGGCTGGACCCCCAGTCGCCAGTGATTTTGGCCCCGTCTCAACCATCAACACGGCACCCGTCGCAATCGGGAATAGTTTGCGAGGGGCGGAGACTCAAGTGCTCCATACTCCTAATGGAGTTCGTGTTGTCGGTCGTGATTATGCATTCGCAGTTCTGGGCAATGGGACAGCTACTAACTTTACATTGGGAGGTGGTATGCCCCTTACTCCAGCTTGTTTGCCTACTACTATTTTACGTAATTTTACAAATATGTATAATAAATTCAAGATAAACAAGATTATATTCCATTTTATAACTGCGAGTCCTACTAGTCAAACTGGAGATATAATATTTTATTATCAAAAGAATACCAATTCACCTCAAGTGAATTGGACTAGTGGTACGTTCTTGCCTTATGTTTTGTCTGATTCCAATACAGTTATTGGTCCGCAATGGACTAATCATTCTATATTGGTTACTCCCAAAACGACTTGGTTGGATACTGATTATGGTATGTGTCAAGATTTGGAGATGCAATCAGCTGGGGACTTATTTATTTTTACGAAAAGTAGTTCAAGTTCTTCTACTGGTTATGTCATTCTTGACTATGATATTAGTTTTAATACTCTTTCCATGACTCCCCGTTTAGGTGTAATACCTACGGCTGATGCATTATGGAATCCAGCTTCCCTTGCTTTTACATTGATTACAAGTGGTGGCACTGGTACGAATATTTTACCTAATGCAACTTCTGGTACAGCTTTTATTGGTGGTACTACCATCACTGCTGCAGCATTTGTTGCTGGTAGAATTTATAAGATAGTCTTAGATTCTACCAATTCTACGTATACTACACCAAATGCCGCGAACCTTATCTTTAAACAAGGTACTGGTGGCTCAGCTCTTGGTGGTGCGACTTCCATAACCAATGCCACCGATGTTGTAGAAACAGCGGTTCCTTTAGCGGATGGATATACCTTCTATGGAGCCGCAGTTACTACTACTGCATTGTGTTTCTTTTCAACTTATGAAGCTGCTGTCACAGGATATGACGGTTGGACTGCTGCGGCAGCTACCGGTACTACATATGCTGTGACATTGACTTGTTATTATAAGTTTGTAGGATACCAAGGTGGTGTGAACATGCAATATACTACCCAAGCTAATACTTAGGTCAACTGCTATGTTGTTAACTAGCGCCGGAGATAACCGGAATGTAAC